ATAAAGTTTTTACACATAACGGAAGTAGTTATACTGACGTTACACTAGAAGCACAATCCCCTGCGGGAACTTCCTTCTCCATTCTCGGGGCATCAAGTCATTATTTATATTTAGGTAATGATGCAAAGTTTGATATGGCTATATTTGATGTTGATACTGCTGGAAGTTTAGGAGCATTAACATGGCAATATTATAATGGAAGTGCTTGGACAACATTTGTCCCAGCTTCTGGTAGATATGAGATAGACCCAGACGATGATGAGGGAGGTCAATATGATTTCTCAGAAGATGGTGCAGAAATATTCCCCGCTAACTTACTTAGTGATTGGGCAACAGATGCAATAAATAGTGAAACCAAATATTGGGTTCGAGTAAGTACTGCTAGTGTTACCACTGCCCCTACAATAAAACGTATACAAATGAGACCTTATGCAGCTTACTGTACGACTAAGGACGTATATAATTTAATGCAATTGAATAATGTTCTTAGTGGTACTGACTTTACAAGTTCTACTGTTCCAAGTAAAGCTACAGTAGAACAATATATAATGGAAGCTCAGTCTTATATTGATATGCAAACAAGAAAATCGTGGCGACCGAATTATGTGGCAGATGAATACCACCAATTTAATTTAAATGGTTTCAAACTTGACCGACCAGATGCATATAAAATAATAGATTTAAAGGTATGGAATGGTGCTAATTGGGATTCTAAAAGGAATGGAAGAACTAAAGACTTCTTTTTGGTTTATGATACAAACATGATTCACTTTTCTAGATATTTCTTATTACCAGCTAGGTTTACCTCTTATAATGCTCCTGTTTGGAGATGGGGTGGTGGAGAATTTACAATGCCTGTAAAAGTAACCTATCTATGTGGAAGAGATATACAAACTGATGTCAGACAAGGTGGGATGGTTCAAGACATAACTAAAATGATTGCGGCTACTGAAATAACAAAGAACGCTGATTTTGGTGGTTCTGTAGTTAGTGGTATGGATAGATATGACATAGGAAGTAAAATTTCTGGTTGGCAATCTAATATAGACGACACTATTGACAGTTTAAGAGCTTTTGAGGTGTTTTAATGCCAACGGAGCCAATACCAATAGATGCTATAATGTCAGACCTAAACAGTCAGTGGAATGCATCTAATGTAACAAAACCTACACTGACTACTGTGAATGGTGATAATCAGCCATTTAGATTTGATTTAAATGTGGGTGACCATCTTATAGGACGTACAGGTTCCCCAGCTTTAGTTGAAACCCCAATAGGGAATAGGAAGTATGGTAACAGAGTCTTTAATATTGAAATAGAATTATATACATTGACTAGTAGACAACGATTATATAATTTAATGCGGGAAGTTAGAAAAATTATTCATGCAAGAATGCATTCGTTGACTAATTTTCAAAGACAAACTTTCCAAAATTTTTCAGAAGAAGTATCTGAGCAAGCTAATATGTGGACAGGTACAATATCAATACAATTAGAAAACAATGGGGTTTTATTAGAAACTACGTAAAAATGTAGTATAATATATAATAGGACTAATTACGGAGGACTTAAATATGGGCGTATATAGAAGCGACCAAGCACAATTAACATTCGCTGCTGAAGCAGCACAAGGAGGAGACCCTGAATTAATGCAGGGTGAGGCAGAAACATCTTCTGCAGGTTCAACTACTTTAAGTGCATCCTTTAATGCTGGGTCTAGAAGTATTACAGTAGCCAGTGCAAGTAATTTTGTTGCTGGGTCTTTTATTAGAATAGGTACTGTTGAAGGTACTTATGCTGAAACTAAAACTGAACACGAAGTAAGACGAATTGAATCTATTGATGGAACAACTTTCCATTTAGACAGACCTACGGCTTTTTATCACGCAGCTTCTGATGACGGTTCAGCCACAGAAGTGATAGAGGTAAAAGGTATTGGTAATGAGTCTACCGCTGAAGGAGACAATGGTAAATTTATAACATTTATTCCGGGTATTTATGAAACTATAGATACACCAGACCCAGAGATGAGTATTGAAGGTAGAAGATTCCTTAGTACACAATCTAAAAGAAATTTTTCAGTAGCCTATTCAGGACAACAAGTTCTAACAGGTTCCGTAAGTAACATTATTTTACTAAATGGTTGGGCGTTAAGATTTCCGATTGGCTCTGTAACTACTACTGCTTCAGCATATGCAACAGACACTATATTATTAAGTGCAACAGCTAAAAAAGGTGATGTTTTTGTTGTAGTAGATGGAACTGATGCAGACAACTTAGCTGTGGGAGATTATCTCCAAATTAGTGGTAGCTCTTCAGACCCAACAGATGGCTCATATTCAGAAATACGAAGAATTGTAACACGTACACTAGATGAAACTAAGATATCTGGTAGTGCTTCAGGCAATAATGTATTAAAATTAAATTACCCACTTCAGTTTGAACATGTAGATAATTCGGTAGTAAATGAAGTTGCTCACAGTAGTAGTATAGTTTACACTCATGTAATAGATGAAACAACTGACTTAGACACAGTAACATGGCATGTACATATGAAAGACAGTACAGAAAACAGTAGTTACGATTTTGACAGAAGATATGTGGGAGGTATGATTGGTTCATCTACTATATCAGCTGAAGAGGGCGGAATGCTTACAATGTCTTGGGATAGTGTGAACTTTATAAATATGGTTCACAACCAAAGAAACCAAGAGACAGTAGCAGCTAGTTCAAATGATTTGTATTATGGAGCTAGTCCAACTGCTAATATGCCTAGATTTGGCTTTATGCAAACAATTGATACAGATGATGTAGGAATGCCAAGTCATGCTTCTACAGTTACTAATGCACATGATGGTACTGGATATCCAAACACACAACCTTATTACTTTTCTGAAGGTACAATAAAGTTTTTTGGGCAAGAGTTTGCTAGGATACGAAGTTTTGCATTATCTATTTCTAATGGTGAGGAGCCTAGATATTATATTGGTAAACAAGGTAAAAGAGCACGAGGACCTTATGAAATAAAAGAAGGACCTAGAGAGTACTCTATGTCAGCTTCTGTAGCATTACCAGACGCTAGTGTAGCAGCTGATGCTGCTGTTGGAGCAACTGGGCAACAATCAGGGGCATTAGAGTTATTCAAACAATTATTGCTTGAGGGTGATTATGGGCATAACGATTATAAAAAAGGATTTACTGCGACCTTAAAGTTTGAACGTGATACAAATGATTACATAATAATAGATATACCGGGGTCTGCTGCAGGAGCCGCAGGAACACCAACTGCAACTTCGCATGAGTTGAATAGTCAAGGAATATTTATAAACACTGCAGGACATTCAATAACTGGAGACAATCCATTTCAAGTAGATTTGGATATGATATTCAGAAGTTTAAAGATAACAATAGTGGATAATTTACCAGTATATCCATAAACAATAGAATAAGGAGGCTGTATGGCTGAGAATAGTAAAGTAAAAAGTTTTGATGTTTCAAAGTATAGAATTGCTACAGGAACAGAGAAACGTAAAGTTATTATAGAAGAAACGGGAGATGAGTTTGAAGTTACTGTAAAACAGTTATCTTGGGCTAAGAGAAATCAAATGGTTTCAAGATGTTTACAGTTAGGAACAAATGGTCAAAACAGTTTTGATGGGGACCTTTATATTAGAGAGTGTTTAAAACAAATGATTGTAGACGCTCCATGGGGGGTTACTAACGAAACTTTTTTGTCTACTATTGATAGTAGATTAGGGTCAGCTCTTGAGAAACTAGTACCAAATGCTTTTGGTGAAGAATCCCCAGTAGCTGCTCCGAATGATATAAAAAAAGGGTAAAGGCTTTCTGGGCAGGGACGGGTGATATAACACAAAAAGAGTCCCTCCTGTATAATTACTGGACAGTAATGCTCCAATTATTGAAACTAGGATTAGACTGGGAAGCCATAATGCAAATGACGGAGGCAGAAATTAATATAGTTTTAGGAGTTGAAATGGCAATAAGAGATAAACAAAATGAGGCTGAAGCTAGGTCTATGGCAGGCTCAGGGGGGTCTTTCTAACATGTTATTTACGGCAGGGGCTATTAGAATGGCAGTTGATGTATTATCTGGAGGTGTGGGTGCTGCTGCAGGTGCTTCAATGGGTTCCGGGGGTTCAAGCGAATCACCACCAGACCAATCTAGAGGATTTATTAAGTCTTCTTTAGACGCAGGTAAAAAAATAAAAGACATGGCTGGGTATGGGAAACAACTAGTTAATAAACGACTAGGTGTTTTAGGAATTAATTTATCTTTAGGTGCTATATTAAAACAATCACAGATATTTACAGGTGTAATGGGGTCCCTATTCCAAATTTTAGGGGCTTTTGTGGACATAGCGTTAGCACCGTTAATGCCTCTTTTTGCACGTGGGTTACAAGCATTAGCTGGTAAGCTACCAGATATGTTTGAATTAGTAGCAAAAGTAGAAAATTATATAAAAAGCATTTGGGCTGAAGCTAATGGAGACTGGGCAGGTTTTATAGGTATGCTTGTTAGCAGAAGTCTATCTATAGCTACTCGCAAAACTCTGGAAAACTTATGGGATAACTCCATGGGAAGCTCCAACTTCTGGGTAAAAGTTCTGAAAAATGCAACACCAGCAAATGTGTTACAAAATATACTAAAATCTGAAACCGTAAAGAATTTGTGGAAGGGTTTTGCAGACGGAATAGACGAGGACTTTAAAAGATGGTTAGACCAAAACTTTTTAATTACCCCAATAATGGGAGTTATTGATGCGATTAAAAACAGCTTTTCAGGACTCATTATATCAATTAAAGAAAAGTTTGGAATAGATACACGTTCGGACGTACAAAAACAAATAGTTGCCCGTCCACGATTTAGTATCGGTAGTCAAGAAATGGAAGAATTTGGTTCTCCATATGGACCAAACAGTGGTTTTAACAGAGGTGTAGTCACAACCCCAGCTCTTAACATGTTTGACGACAGTAAAAGCTTTTGGGAAAGTCTTAAAGATGCAGCAGTTGCTGCCACAGATTCTTCATTGCTTAAATCCATCCCTATTCTAGGACAGATGGCATCGGCTCCAACAGTAGCTAAATTTGTTGTAGAAAGTGGTACTGAGGTTTATGAAACTGTTTTTGATTATGGGAGCAGAACAAAAAACCAAGACACTATAGATTTTTTTATAAATCCGGGTGGGTTTAGGAGTTACTTTGACGATGTAGTAGGTCAAATGAAAGGATTTATGGGGCATTAATTATGGATACTCCTTTATCGGTATTATTAAGAGACAATTCTCATGAAAACGCTACAGTTAGATTGGCTTTAAAGGCAGACCAATTGAGCATATCGGCTTCTAGAACTCCTTTACAGGTCCCTATTGCTGGGGCATCCCCTATTATATTTGACCTTGGAATGAGTCGTCCTAGTATTACAGTTTCAGGTATTATAGACAATACGGGTACAGACCCAACACAAACTACAGATAATGCTTTTTATCAAATGGAACTACTAACTATAGGAAGTCAAAGTTATTATGTTCCTTATAAAAACTATTTAGAAGATAAATTATTAACTTGGTCTACTATGGGTGGTTCAGATTTACAACTTGAAGTAGGTAATGCAACTACATCAGACTATACTGTTGGTTCAACTACAGCAGTTACAGGCGGGGGGGTTTATAGAGTGGCTTTATCGCAATTTCAATTTAGTCAATTACCTGCCTTAGAAGACCGTTGGCAGTACAGTCTTCAATTTGTCTCTGAGTGGAGAGATGGGGTAAATAACTAAAATGGCTATAAATTCAACAGTAGCATATTGGAATGGTAGTAAATGGGTGGAACTAACGACCGTCCGTAGTGCTAAATTTGCGGCAACTTTAAATGAAGCTTTAGACACAAGTGAGACTGCTATAGATGTGTCATCAGTAGCTGAAATGAGGACAGGTCAAAATATCAAGATTGATAATGAGCCCATGACAATTTCAGCTATTAGTACTAGTGCAAATACTATTACTGTTACACGAGGAACAGCTACCACACTAGGAGCTGTTATTGATGAAACCTTAGATGCCAGTGAAGAGTCAATAGATGTCACAGATACTACTGAAATGTTTGTAAATCAAGTTTTACAAGTAGATAATGAATACTTAACGGTTACAGCAGTAAATAGTATAACTAACATTACTGTAACTAGAGGTGGAGGTTCTGGAGCAGCCACTCACAGTAATCAAGCTACTATTCTTGATAGAACTACAGTAGCGGCAACTCATTCAAGTGGAGCATCTATTTTTTATGGAAGTTCAGACCTAATTGATATGCGTCTTAAACATACATTAAATAGGACACAAACAGCTAGAGTCACACTTAGAAATGGGTCGAAAAACCCTTTAGGAATTAATGCTACTCAAGCGGCGGGTTTATATAACAATACTTTAGGCGATTTTACACCAATTAAAATCTTCGATACTAATTCAGGACAACTATATTTTTATGGTTTAACTTTATCTTATAATGAAGTGCACAACCCTTTGTATGGAATGGTAGCTGAAATAGAAGCCGAAGATTTTTTAACCGAAATTAAAGCCATACCTACAAAAGGAATAACAGCTTTTGAGGTTGATACAAGTGGGAATTTATATGACGCTATAGCAACAACAAATGGTAAGATATCATCAACAGTAGGAAGAGTAAAGGGTGGTTGGTTCGGAGCAGGTCCTAATGTATGGGATGATGAAGTAGCTGCTCGTGGGGGTCTTATAAAATCTCTTTTGACCGAACACTCTATTAATAATTTAACACATCCCGGAAATGCAAATTCGGGGGATTCTAGATTTACTGAATCTATAGCTAAATTTAGAGAAGATGAAATACTAAATGTTAGTAAATCTAAAAAATCTGTATTAGGTTTAATTGAAGATATAGCTAAAACAGACCCCCACAATGCTGTAACAAACGCTTCAGAATTTGGGTTTGACTTTTATGTAGACCCTAATTTTACATCAACTGTATCGACAACAGCCAGACCAACTTCATATTTTAATTACTTTAAAAGAGGATATCGTCCAAATTCTAATCCGGGTGCCTATGGATTAAGTTTAGTTATGCCTAACCGACACTCAATTGGTTCAAATGGAAGATTTAGGACAACAGGACAACAAAAAGCTGTTAGTGGGACTTTAGGGTTTAGAAGACCTAAGAGTGAAAATTATACAGCAGCCGCTGTAAGTTATTCTAAAGTTTCAACTGCTGACAAAGGAGCAGGGACAGTCACAGGGGATGAAAGAATTTTTGAGATGTTAGTAGTAGATACATTTGCTTTAAATCATGCTAACAACTTTAGATGGCGTGGTTCAGATGGATATAGAATTAGTGGTGGAGTGCAAGGCACAGACAGCTCAGAAAACTTATCTTACTATATAGGTACGATAACAGCTGATGTTGGTACTAGTGCTACCACTATAACCGTAGCTGATAATACTAGTATGTATGTTGGGGCTTATTTATGTTGGTCACCAATTACAACGGGTTCAGCAGAGCAAATGGAAGTCACAGCTGTAAATAGTAATGGGACTGATATTACTGTGCAGAGAGCTAAAAATGGGACTTTAGCAGATGACGCTAAAACAACTGGGGATAATATTTACTTAATGGATGCCGCAAAACTACAGTTTATAAGTTATGCGGATTCCGCCGCCTTATCAGGTTCTGAAACTGCGTATGTTTTAGTATCAGATATACCATCCCATATAATGAATAACACTACTGTTTGGGGAGAAAATGCTGTTTTAATAGGTGAGGCAACAGGATATACTTTTCAAATAAAATCTAGACCCCACTTAGATTATGGTGTTAGAAGAGTTTTAAATTTTTCTGTAGGTTCTGAAACTAAAGATGATACGATTAGAGAACGTGTTGTGGCAGCACTATTGAACAGGTCTGTTAATACAGCCACTAGAGGTAGTGCAACAGTATATAATGAGCCAACAACCTACTTTGATAATGTACCATCAGCAGTTTCAACCCCAAGTGGGTTTAGTCAAACTATAACTTTTGGTAATACAGAATTATCAGGGGAAATCGAATATAACTTAAATGCTTCTGATACAGATATTATAGTATCTGATACAACTGGAATGTATGTAGGGCAACAATTATTAGTTGATTCTGAAAAAATGACTATAAGTTCTATAAAAAATCTTACTCAGCTAACTGTTAGTAGAGGGGCTGCAAGTACGTCAGCTGATACACATGATGGAAGTAGTACAGCTAAAAAGATTTATGATAGTAATGTTAACCCCGTTAATTATGGATTTACTATCGGAATGACTGTAAATGAATTAGATGCTAGTAGCAACCCTACAGCTACCTTTGGTTATGTTTCAGCGGTCTCATCTACCCAAGTTACAGTTGTTTGGAATGTTGGTAGTGCTAGCACATCATCAACATTACGTTATTATGTACCAACTAGAGCTGGGGACATTTGTAAAGTTAAGGATAATTCAGTTGGTATGGATTCTAATTTCATCATAACTGGGGTTACTTACACAGAAGGTCCGGGAATGTCAATGACTGATTACGAATTAGTAAAAGCAGACAGTCTTCAAGAAGGGGGTTCTGCAGAAATAGGGTTTATTCCACAAATAGCAGATAAACTTGAAGATGAAGAGGAAGCTGAATTTAAAGAAGCAATGTCTAAACAAGGTCCGATAGCAACGGATTTAGAATTTACATCCGCAAGTGCTACACAAGTAAATTGGTCTAAAAATGGTGATGGTAGTACTGCAGGTAAACTATACTTTGCAGATGAAACTTATTCGGTTAACGCTGGGGATACGTCAGCTCTTGAAACTTTAAGTACGTCTTACAATTATATAATATACTACAAAAAAGGTGATACAACACTAACTACTATTAGAGAATCTAATTTTGCAGCTGTAATAGCGTCTGATTATGATGATGAAATTAAAATTATAGGTTATTGTAATGCAGTTAGCAGTGGTAGAGCTGTGTTTGATGTTCATTCTTCAGTTAAGGATTCTAATGGTGTAGGAAGCCCTTTGAAAACGTCCGGAACAAAAATTTTATCTGAAGCAGGTGGGTTAAATGTTGATTCTAATGCTCAATTTACAGGCACTAAAACAATGGTCGGATTTACAGGTACAAATGGGCACTTGTCAGTAACCAATTTAGGAAGCATCCACCACAAATCTATGGAACTAACGGCGGGTGGAACTGTTAAGTTTACGGGCTCAAGCTTATCTGGTACTGATGTTATAGTGACATCAGGTAACGTCTTGGCACTAAAATCTAGTTCGGCAAAATATAAAGAAAACATTAAAGATTTAGAATATGATAGAGAAAAATTAGATGGCTTAAGCCCTAAAATTTATAACTATAAAAAACAAGAAGATGACCAAAAAGATATTGGATTGATTGCAGAAGATGTGAACGAAATTTTACCTGAACTTATAAATTATAATTCAGAAGGTAATCCAGAATCAGTGAAATATCATGGATTATCTGTTATGCTATTAAAAGAAGTACAAAAATTACGTCAAGAAATAAAAGAACTCAAGGAGGATAGCTAATGGCAGAAGGCGATGTAACAGTAACAATAACGTTTTCAGAAGCACAATGGACTAGGATAGCAGCAGCATCTGCGTGGTTAAAACCTGTAGGGGATGACTCTACAATAACAGCAGATTATTTAGCAACCGCATGGAAAAACCAACTTGCACAAGATGTCAAAGCGTACGAACAAAGCCAAGCGTCAATTGACGATTTCTAAAATCATTCAACATCGTCAAGATAATCCATTTGATACCCTACAAGAAATAGGGAAAGCTTTTGGGTTTAGTAGACAATATATCTATAAAGTTCTAAAAAAGAACAACATGCCAACTTTACGGGTAAAAAAACGTAAAGTAAACTATTGTTTAGCTTGTAATGAACCAATACTAGTTGGTAATAGCAAAATTCATAAAGGTAAATGTCGGTTTTCATACTATAATATTAAAATAGAATGTGGGTTTTGTAGGGTGCCTTTTTATAGAAAACGCTATAGAGATAATATTTACTGTAGTATGTCTTGTTTTAAGAAAGCCAGTTCTGAAAAAGCCTTATCTAAATAATTGTATTTTTATAAAAATTTGTTAGTATTTAAGTATGGAAATTAATAATGAACTGGTAGCCCAATGGGAACCCAAAATCCAAAAAATGTCTTCAAATTCTTATGTAGTGGGGCTAGATAAAGAAGACTTAGCTCAAGAGCTTAGAATAGCATTAGTAAAAGCTGCACGTGCCTATGATGATTCTAAAGGGGCAATCTTTCATACATATCTACACACATCTTTAGTGAATACCATAAGAACTTTGATTACTAAAGCACAACGAAAACCTATTGCTAGAAGCATAGATGTGACTTTTGATGGTAATAATACTATTCCTAAAGAAATCGCAGCGGCAATGGTTGAACCAAAAAACTACACTGAAGAAGTTGAAGCCAATATATGGATACATGCTCAGGGACTATTAGATAAAGAAAAACTATTCTTAGAATTAAAACTAGAAGGTTTGACAATGGAAGAAATTACAGAAGATTTAGGGGAGTCTGCCTATAAAGTCAGACAATCTTTACGAGATAAATTACATGAATTGAAGGATGCAAATGCCAAGAAGGACCAGACGTAGCGGAAGACTAATACAGAAAAAACATAGGGTGAAAAACCCTGTAAACACTTTTAGAGTATTAGCGGAAAGACATTCAGATTTTTGGTTAGAAGCTGAGTTTAATTTATTTGATGAGGCTAGGGACTTTATTGACAAAATTCCTGCTAATGATATAAACTATTATATACACAGTGAAAATAATAGAGTTTTATATACTAGAGAAGGAATATAAATGTCGGCACCAAGTTATGAATTTATAGAATCAGCGATTATATTTGGAATTACAGATTATGATAAACTAAAAAACTTTACCTATCATTCCAATGATTTTGCAAAACACGGGGATGCGTTTAAGTTTATAGGGGAATACTTAGACAAGTATGACATGTTTCCTACTGAAGAAATATTACTAGAAAACTTCCCTACCCTAAATCCATCAGCAAAAACGCAATCACTAGAGTATGCTTTAGATATATTTAAAAATCAAGTTTTACAAAGAGCTGTTGTTTCTACAGTACAACAACAGAGGGAATTAGTAAAAGAGAACCCTAAACAAGCCCTATCAAATATTATGAGTGGCTTATCAGATGTAGACCTGATTTATGACGAAGATATAGAGACATATGATGATGGGGAAACAGACAGAGTATCCGAATGGAAAGAACGAACTAGAAGACGTAAAATGGGTGAGGGTCTTATGGGGGTTCCTACCAGCTTTAAATTTATAAATCAAGCGGGTATAGGATGGCAACCGGGGGAGTTGATAGCTGCCTTTGCTAGACCTACTATAGGTAAAACATGGCTATGCGTACACTCAGCAGCGACCGCTGTCCATAATGGTCATAAAACCTTACTAATATCTACAGAAATGCCTAATACTCAGATAGCAATGAGACTTGACGTAACATTAGCAAAAATGATGGGTTATAATTTTTCCCATAGGGCTATACGACACGGGGACGACATTGATGTTGATTCGTACATAAAATTTTTAAAAGAGTCTAATAAGCAATCCTTGTTGATTTGTGACGGTATTGCAGGTCAAACAGGAATTTCACTAGAATCAATAGCAAGTCTTATTAGAAAACACCACCCAAAGTTTGTTGTAATAGATGGAGTCTATTTACTGACTACAAAAGACACTGATAAAGCAGCGTGGGAGCAATCTCACGGTATATTCTATGGCTTGAAGAATTTAGCCATATCAACAAACACTCCAATTATGGTATCAACACAAGCGAATAGAGACGCTGATAATGTGTATGTACCCCCATCAGCAGCACAAGTAGCTTTTGGGGATGCTTTGATACGGGCATCAGACGTAGCAATAGCGTTAGCCAAGGTCGAACACCATGACGATAAACGACTAGTTCAGTTCCAAAAATATCGAGATGGTGAGTTAGCACAAGACAGTCTGGTAATGCAGTGGGGTGTAGACAATGGTACAATTGAAGAAATCTCGGATTGGGATTGGAACGATGATGAATTTTAAGGAGGAATAAAATGGGAATTTTATCATGGATTACAGGAGATAGCGAAGAGGACATTATAGTTACAACAGGAAGAAGCAAAGGTGCTGGTAAACCTGTAACTAATATCACAGTAGGTGACATTAGAAGACGTAGAGTTGTGGACGAAAATGGCTTTGAGAATAAAGTAGTTATATTCCTAACAAAAACAAAGAAGCGTAGCTAGTGGTAGATTGGTATTCAGCACTACTACGTTATGGCATAGATGTAGAACACGAAGAAGAGATTCTACTAAATTGTCCTTTCCATGAGGACAGAAGAAAATCTTGTGCCATAAATATAGATAAAGGTTTATGGATTTGTTTTGCCGGATGTGGACAAGGAAACTTGAAATCTTTTTTACAGAAGTATTCAGGTAAACCATGGGCAGATATAAATGCAGAGTTTGAAATAGAGGAGCTAGATTTAGACCTTTCATTCTTAGATGAATACCACGAAGAGGAAACTGAAAATATATACGTAGAACCAGAAGACCAAAACAAAGTTCCATCTAGTCATTGGATTTATGACAGAGGATTCTTACCTAGCTTAGTGGAAAGCTGGGGGTGTAGAATAAATAAGTTTTCTGATTTTATGATTCCAGTACGGAACCAAAAGAAAGATTATGTAGGATGGATATACAGAAGGCAGAAAGCCATACCAAAATACATGTTTTCCAAGGGGTTTAAGAAATCCCAAGTATTGTTTGGTGTAGACAAGATACAAGACTTTAGTAAACTGTTTATAGTTGAAGGAGCCTTAGACTGTATGTGGCTGAATCAAAATGGTTACCCAAGTGTAGCCATATTAGGTGCATCAGTATCAAAAAAACAATTAGAATTGATTAGTTCTTTGAATCCATCAGAGGTTGTGTTATCATTAGATAATGACACAGCAGGAGCCAAAGGCATTTCTAAAGCTACATTTGACATGGACGGGCGGTTTCTGATATCATATTTAAGGTTACCAAAAAAATACAAAGATGTTCAAGAGATTCGTAATAAAGATGTTTTGGACAAGGTGATGAGAAATACAACAATATTTTAAATAGGAGAAAAGCAATGAGTGGAATTGCAAAAATACAAAAGAAAATAGATGACTCTAGGAAGCCGGTATCTTCCAGTAATGCACCGGGTCGAGAGTTATGGTTTAAAGATGGGGACCAAGTCTTCATGTCAACCATAGCTACTGGGGCAGAGGAAGACAAGTACCTAGATGAGATTTATTTATACACACTACGGGTAGGTAATAGTTTTACTAACGTCCTAAAAGACGATAGAGTAGACACTAGTGCTATCCCGTCTGAAAACTACCCAAGTCACAAGTTTGCTGTATGGGCATATGTGCACAACGTGATTCATACAGAGAAACGAAATGACAGCTGGGAAGAAGTGGAAGGACCTGCTGGGAAGAAAGTATATAGAGAAGATGTGAACGACTTCAAAATCATAGCTTTAAACTTTGGTCGAAGTGACTATATATGGAACCAGCTAGTTGATGTGTATAGCGACTGGGGAGCCTTGAATAAAGGTGTGATTAGAGTAAAGAGAACTGGACAAGGCATGTACGATACTTCATACTCAATTACAGCAACTCCAAAATCTGAAAAGATTCCGGAGGAGAAAATGGCTGAAGTTGAAAGTTTACCACTAATCAAAGATTATTTCTTTGAGAGATACGGTACATTTAGTGTACCTGAAGGTGGATTTGCTAGTGAAGAATCTGAAGACGACAACTTATTCTAAGAAGGGCATGTAACATTATGTCCGTAGTTACCAATGACTCCTTTCAGTCAGACATTGATGAACTAAAGTCGGTTTTAGAGGTAGACCCGACTTTAGTCATTGATGTAGAAACAAATGGATTAGAACCATACAAAAACAATCAAATATGTGGTATTGGGGTAGGTCAACCAACTCACTATGGCTTGGCTCAATACTATCCTTTTAGACACCATCAAGGTGAAAATCTTACCCCCGAAAAACTAATACAACTTATAGAGTTACTAAATTCTAAGGTTGAGTCCTATATAGGGTACAATATAAAGTTTGACTTACATTTTTTAGCGAGAGATGGCTTAGATGTTATAAGCAAGAAGCTAATAGACGTTATAGTCTTAGTTAGATTGATGGAGCACTCTGATATAAAAGACCTTGGGTTGACCCCTACAGGCAAACGAAGATACGGTGAGAGTGCTGTTCAGTATGATATAGACACAAAGAAACTTCTCAGGTCTAATAAATGGAATAAAGATTTTTCTATGGCTCCTCCAACAGTATTGGGGGAATATTGTAAGAAAGACGTTATCCTAACTGCTCGATTGTATGTAGATTACCTTAAACAAGTAATCAAAACAAAGCAACGTAAAGTATTTGAAATGCAATGTGCTCTTACTAAGGTATTATATAAGATGGAACGTAGAGGTATTACTATTGATACAGAATATGCTAATAATACCAAAGATAAAATCTTATCTAGATTAGAGGAAGTGAAACAAGAAATATATAAATTAGCGGGCAAGGAATTTAATGTTTCAAGTCCGATGCAAATAGGGGGAATATTTTCAGAGTTAGGGATAGAATCTCCGGTAAAAACCCCCAAAGGTCAGGACTCATGGAGTGAGGCTGCCCTAGTGAACATAAACCACCGTTTAGCAGGGCTTATACGGCAATATAGGACGCTTGAGAAGCTAACATCTACCTACATAGAGCCTTATGTGGATACTAGTACTATGCACACATCTTTTTGTAATTGGGGAACAGCGACAGGCAGACTATCTAGCAGGGGTCCAAATCTACAAAACATACCTAGGAATCATTTCAAGCTTTTAGAGAGGGATTTATCTGACTACGAGAAACAGGAAATCAAAGCTAAGATTGCTGCAACAGTTGGAGCTAAAGGGTTATCTATGAATGAAGACCTATCTGACGATGTTTTGAAAACTTGGTCTTTTGTAGGTGATGAATCCTACACAGATACAGATGATAATCAAATAGCTATTAGAAGATTGTTTGTCCCTAGAAAAGGATACTCATTAGTGGGGTTTGATTACAGCCAAATGGAAGTTCGTGTGTTTATGTCGTACTTTAGAAATAAGACTATTGATGAGATATTGAATAAAGATGATGTTGATTTTCATAGTGAGGCTGCTAAGTTAGCTTTCAAGGTTGAAGAATCGTCAGACAAATTCAAAGAGTATAGACAGGCGGCTAAAGCAATTACCTTTGGAACAATTTACGGTATTGGTAATAAAAAGCTGTCCCAACAATTAAGCACAACACCTAGAGAAGCTGGTCAATATAAGAAACAATACTTTGCTGGTATGGAGGGGTCTAAGGATTTTTTTGATGCTGTTGTAAAAACAGTTTCTGTTAGGGGTTGGATAAAGAATAGGTATGGCAGAAAATATAGAATAAACCCAGACTTAGCGTATAAGGGGGTAAATTACTTAGTACAAGGTACTAGTGCAGACATGTTGAGTGAACGTATGTTAGAAGTAGACCAATATCTTGATGACAAGAAAAGTAATATTCTTCTACAAGTTCATGATGAGATTATATGTGAAATCCATGATTCAGAACTTGAAGATGTACCATATGCGATAAGAGATATATTACAAACTAATAGTTTAGACATACCCTTACAAGTAGATATGGAAGTGTGTAAAGGGTCATGGGCAGTAAAGAAAGATTTAGGACCAACTACACTAGAAGACTATATTGACTGGAGTTAAATAATGCCTAAATATATATTAAAAGAAGAACTTGAAAAATATGAGATAAAAACGGGAACATCTGGAGTTGTTGTTCCTTTAGATGAACTTGCTATATTACGAGCTGATACTTTTTCTCGGGGCATGGAACAACGAAAGCCTAACGAAAAGCAATATCAAGACGATGGTAAGAATATTAAGAAAAGAACAGGCACTGGAAAAAAAGCTGAATTAGCGGTGGAACAAATTATCCAAGAAACGTACACTGATGATACTATTAGTGATACATCTGAGCACAGCCATCCAGATTTAAAGTCATTAGGCATGGAGATAGGAGTAAAAGGAGTTACACCTCCAAATTTTCCGGTTATTTTTAAAAAATCAAAGATTCCCGAAATAATTGCTATTGTGTCCCCAACATATGTAAAAGTATTGGGAGTTGCATCTGTAGACAATTTAAACACTTTTCAGTGGGATGATGGTATAGGAGACCCAAACCTTAGAAAAAAAGGATATAAAACAACTTTTTGGAACCTTGAGACCATTATGCCCTTTCGTTCCAGAAAAGAATTAGAAGAGATATATCACTTTACTAAACTGGGACAATATATTGACTGGGACTAAAAAACTGATAGAATATAATAACAATGGGCAAATATAACGAAGACAAAATAATTGAAGAAATTAGTACCTATGTGAATAACACATATGACCAGCATTATAGTGAGGGTGAAGTACAGACTTTGGATTTTATTGAAGCCTGTGGTGATGCTAAGGCATTCTGTAGAAGTAATATACTAAAGTATGCTTCAAGATATGATAAGAAGGGCACACCTAGAAAAGATATATTAAAAATAATACACTATGCAATGTTACTATTGCATTTTAACGATAAGGAGGACACAGATGGCAAAAGTTAGTGGGCATTTAGGATTTACATTTAGAGTAGGGGCATTGGACCTGAATCAATATGGTAGGGTAGATTTGAATATAGACCAAATAGATACAGAATTACCTATAGAGCCGCAAATAGAAGACGCTAAAAAGGTAGCTGATGTTATTTGGGATGTGCTAAAAGGCAAAATAGACGCTAAGATTGAGGACATATTAGATGAGGGAAAATAACGAACCTATAAGGGCATCAGTTTTAGAATCTGTTCTCGGTGAAAGAGAGCGACAAGAATTACTGTGGGGTCAACAAAACCATGATGATGCTTGGTGGAATATCCTAGCTACGGAAAAGAATGGGGATATTGCAGAGGAGATTTTTTCTCAAAGTGATACTAAATTATTTATAGAACTTGTACAAACGTGTGCTACTTACTTTGCGTGGGCTGAATGCGTTAGACGGAGGGTGATGAATGGAAAATAATGCTGAAGAAGCAATACAAAAAATGCTAAAAAACAAAAAACTAAACTTCCAGTTGGGGAATAGCAACGCTTTTACAACGAATAGAATCCCTTTTAACATACCAGCATTAGATAAATTGACTGGTGGGGGAATCCCATTTAAAAAGATGACTCTTATATACGGTCCTACTAACGTGGGAAAGTCTTATCTAGCGTCTCAGATAGTTGTAAATGCTCAGAAAATGGGTGGTAAGGCTGTTTGGATAGATACAGAGCTTTCATATGACAAAGACTGGATGGCTACGTGTGGAGTAGATGCTAAAAAAATATTAGTATCACAGCCAACTACGGGTGAAGAAGCTATGGAGCATGTTAGAGAAGCTATGATAGCAGGATTTGAAGTTATTGTGCTGGATAGTATTGCAGGGTTAGTACCAGCGAATGTGGCTGCAGAAGACTTTGGGTTTAGTCCAATGGCTTGGCAAGCAAGATTTGTAAATAGTTCGTTCCCTAAATTATTTCCACACCTACAAAATGGGTCAGCTTTTGTGGCTATAAATCAAGTACGTGCTAGTATGGGACCTGTGGCATTAGATAACATGCCAGCGGGACAAGGACAAGTATTCTTTGCCCATTCTATTATGCAAGTCCAACGGAAAGGTTGGATAGAAGAGAAAGAACAAAAAGTTGGGTTTAATATGAATATTAGACTAAGAAAGACAAAGACAGGTGGGGAAAATTGGGATTCCGCTATTGTTCCTTTCCGTGTTGAGGGGGGTATAGATGTCCTAGAAAGCTTTATTAGAGATGGTATTGAGGCTAAACTAATAACACAGGCTGGGGCGTGGTATACTTATGGGGATGTGAAAGCTATGGGTATGAATGGATTAAAAGCAAAGTTTATCGAAGACGAAAAATTGTTTGAAAAACTAAAAGATGAACTTACCTCCTAGAGACTATACCCAACAAGAAGAAATTATAGCTCAATGGTTATCTAAGTTTGGATTAAGTTACGAACCCCAAGCTTATTATCATCCGTATGTAGTAGATTTTTACATACCTGAAATAAAAACGGTTGTGGAAGCGGATGGAGTATATGGTCATTTAGGTAAGAGGGATAGGAAAAGGGACTCAGACCTTTTATCCTTGGAAGATATAGATTATATTATTCATATAAAAGAAAAAACAAACGAAAAAATAAAAGACCAACTTTGGTTGGAACTAAATAATTTAGATAAAGGTTTAGAATGATACAGAAAAGGAAAGCTAATCCAGCCCATAGACAAGATATGTGGCTAAAAGATTTGATAGATGAGCACTTAGAGGGGACAATGACTTCTAGGGGTGTACAGGTGTTTTACCCATCTGTTATAAGTAACTCATGCGATAGATATGTATGGTTATGTTACAATGGACGTATGGTAGACAGACCCTTACCAGCAGTTTTGGAGAGAATTTTCCAGAACGGTAGTTTTTTAGAAGAACGAGTTGGGAAGTGGTTTTCTGAAATGGGTATACTGATTGACAGAGAGGTTTCTGTAAAGTATGAAATCCCGGCGATTTCTGGCAGGATAGACTTTCTGATTAGGCATGCTAATTATGGGGTAATACCTATTGAGTTGAAGTCTATTAATACATCAAAGTTTGATGCATTACGAAAACCATTGCCAGAACACAACATTCAAATTCAAATGTATCTTAATATGGGGAACTATGAAAAGGGAACGGTGTTATATGAGAATAAAAATAACCAAAAAATAAAAGCTTTTTTAGTAGATAAAGACCCAGAACATTGGGCTGATATATTAGAGAGGTGTTTTAAGATTAAAGACATGTTAGCAATGCCTGAAAAATGTACGGGACCTAGGTATTGTGACTGTCGATTAGTAGAAGAAGGATTGTTATAATGGAAGAGCGAGAGACAAAATGGACCCCTATGAAAGCATTAGGGAGGGTGTCTAAGAGAATTGACTCATTAGGTATACCTATATTTGACCCAAAACTACCAGAGTATGAAGGATTAGATTTTTCTGATTTATCAAAAGCTTCGGATAAAGACCTAGAAAGGTTCCTAACTATGTATGGGGGATACAATGCTTTTCTACAAACGAAAGTAGCTGACATTGAAGCCACTGTAGGTGCTTTAGAAGCATCATTTAATGAAGGTTACAGTAAAGCTTCGTTTAGACTATCCCAAGAGCATGAAAAAGCGGGGCGTAAAAAAGCTACTAAAGATGAATTGAAGGGTGAAATTATGGAAAAGTATGATGCCTTAGTTCAACTAAGAAGAGATATTATAGAACAAGCAGCTGAATTGAAAAGACTTAGGGGGTTGTTAGAAACATATAAAGAAGCTTACGGAACGGTAAGTAGGGTAGTCACAGTAAGAACTACGGATAAATACTAATGGCAAACTATTTAGGATTAGACACATCAAGTAAAGCTATACATGGGGCTGTCGTAGACGACGCAGAAGCCCTTGTGGGACTATACAAATGGTCTAGTGATAAGAAACTATCCGCTGCAAGATTCCCTGAAATTGTGGTAGATTTTTCGGAAGAAATGAGTAAAATAAATATAACAGATAAAGCAGCTGTAGAGGCTGCAATCTTCGTACAAAACCGAAGGTCCTTGATTTCTTTAGCTAATATAATAGGAGCAGTGTGGGCAGTACTTGTTTTAAATGACATTGATACAGCACTTATACATCACGCTGAATGGAAAAAAGAAATCTTAGGTAAAGGAAGTTTGAAGAAAGATGCAATCATGAAGTTTGCAATAGAAAAGTGGGGAGATAGATTCCCCGAACAAGATTACGCTGATGCAGCATGTATAGCGTTATGGAATAAGAGGAGGTTCTAGTATGATAGGTGCAGGTGGACTAAGTAAAGTAGTAAGAAGATTCCAAATGTTCTTTCCGGGTAAGAAGGAAGAACCTAAAAGGGAATATAAAGATAAGTTTCCCAAGAAACTTCCAACTTTAGAAGATGTAAAAAAAGAGTATGGTGCTGTTGTTTGGTGTAAGTTTGCTAAATGTGGTAGTAACCAACAAGTAAAAAATTTACAGAGAACCACAGGGAGCATACTAAAAAGAACAAACTATACACCAATTGTCGAACAAGAACACATATGGGCTGGAATATGTACTAGGGGTGAGATAGGAATGCAATTCAATGAAATAAGATTACCCGGGGGGTCTAAGGTAAAGGTTCCAAGTTGTTACACAGCACATACAGATAAAACAGGATACTGGGATTTCTCCCAATTTCTAAACTCAGATGGAAGTCCATTAGGGGGTAATATTGACTCTCAAAATGTTTCTGATGCTGGATACGGAATGATGGATGATAACAGTATATATGACCAATTTAAAGACTAACTAAGATTATGCCTAAACATATACCAGAAGAAACAAAACTAAAAGCAATGCGAATGTACCTCCAAGGAGATAAATCAGCTAAACAAATAGCAGAAGAACTTTCTATAAATGGTGTGGTGGTAAGCCCTCCTACTATATATGCATGGGCTAAGAAAGAAAGTTGGGGTGACCAAAAAGCTGTAGCTATCTCAGACCAACAGCAGAAAATTGCTGAGTCAGAGGGACAACGATTTGCTCGAATGCAATCAGAACAGTTGGATAGTTACTCTCAGATAGCTGGACAAGCTTCAGAAGACCTAAAGGGATTGCAGTTTGACCGAGCCTTAGATGCTGCACGAGCAGCAGACATAGGTATAAAAGGACAGAGAGAAGTTCTGCAAGGAATGATTAACATGGAATTTGTTCAAGATATCATGAGTGTTTTGATTGAAGAAATTTCTGATAATGAAACCCTACAAAGAATCGGTATCAAACTAAAAGCTATTGAACAAAAACATAGGGATATATAGAAATGCCTAAAGATATTGTAAGTGTTGAGGGTGCCTTTGATTTACTCTCTAAAGGTCTTATGGAACAGAAAAAGTATGATGTGGGTTCCTTTAAAGATTTTGTTCAGAATATTTGGAGCTTATCATATGATAATCCTGAATATTTCAAAGCTTGGCACGTTGGGGTATTAGCTGAAGACATACAAGAATGTGTAGAAACAGGTATGAATTATGTAGGAGTGCTCCCTAGAGGGCATTTTAAGTCAACTATTCTAGGACATGCGTTTAGTGTATGGAGGTTATTGACCGCCCCTAGAGACATGTCTGTACTTTACTTATCCTACAGTGATGGAATGGCTAAATATCATATTGCTGAGATAAATAAAGTGATTGCTAGGAACCCAGTCATCACAGAAATGTTGGTAAATAGAAATCCAAAAGCTGATTATTCGGCTAGATTTTATAAGAACAATCAACCTATGGAAATAATGCATGGTGGTTTGTTTTCTTTCAAACGAGGTATGCACGTGAATGGTGCTTTGATTGCTGATGACGTTCTGAGAGACCCAGAGAACCCTTTAAACATGGGTCAAATTACTAAGGTGGAAGACCACTTCATGACAGAAAGTTTGTTTATTCCTTTAAAGGGGGTTCCAGTTATTGTTGTAGGTACACCTATGATGCCGGGAGACTTATTATCTAAGCTCCAAGAAGACCCTAGATTCAAATCTAGAGTTCTTCCTGCGTTAGACCCTCTTCCCGGGCGAAGAGTATTGATGCCAGAGTTATATACAGAAGACTATTTATTAGCACAACAGAAAGCTAGACCTAAATCGTTTGCTTCTGAGTTTATGTTAGTTCCTCACTTTGCTACGGAGTCTTATTTTGATGCTGAAGATATTGAAAAATGTGAAGATGCTACATTAAGGTCTGTCCCAGCGACTAAGAAATATAAGGATTGGGAAACTGGAGACCAGACGTTTGGAGGTTTCGATGTAGGTAAGAAAAAACATCCATCGCATTTAGTTATCTTTAGGAAACGAGGGGAGAACATCCAACAAATACATCATTCTTTCTTAGATGGCTGGAGTTACTCAGACCAAATAGAATATTTAAATGAAGTTGCAGATAATTTTGATTTAACTTCAGGGTACATAGATAACACACGTGGGGAATTAGAGGACCGAGGATTAGACGCTAGATGGAGAGGAATGCATTTCTCCCAAAAAAGTAAAAATACTATGGCTTCAGTCTTTGAAAATTTCGTTCATGGTGGTAAAATAAAGTTAATCAAAGACGAAAGACAGAAGCATCAGATACTGTCTGTAAGTAATGAATTGAAAGCACCCGACACACCTCTAGGACATGGGGATGCCTTTTTCTCAATTGCAATGGCTTTACAGGCGGTTCATGACACAGCATATAAGTTTGTAGATTTGGGAAGTGCAGCGGATTGGTTTAATGCAATCAGTCCCGGTGAGACCCCTGAGAGTAGGCAAAAACAACGTGATGAACAAACTGGTTTGGTCCAAGGTGAGAATAAACCACATCCATTAAAAATGGAGCCCGTTAATGAAGTTGAACGAGCCAGCAGTGCTCCAAACCCACAGTGTAAAGAAACTGTGTGTAATGCTAATTTCTGGGTCCCCGAAAGAGGATTGTGTTTATACTGCGGTCATAGACAGTAAAAGAAAATATAAGGAGGAATAAAAATGACATTAGAAGATAAAATTAAGACATCAACAGAAAATAAAACAGTAATTACTGACCAAGCAGAGGTGATATTAAATCACAGATATTTATTGAAAGATAATTCTAATAATGTTATAGAAACCCCAACTGAAATGTTTACTAGAGTGGCTAAATCAGTTGCGTCAATTGATAAGCAATATATGAAATTAGACGTTGAGTCGGCACTTACAGAAGCTGATTTTTTTAATATGATGAGTAATCTCGAGTTCTTACCAAATTCACCTACACTAATGAACGCTGGCACAGAGCAGGGTACCCTATCAGCATGTTTTGTATTGCCCTTAGAGGACAGTATGGAAGGCATAATGAAGGCTGCAACTGACAGTGCCATGGTACAAAAGTTTGGAGGTGGGACAGGGTTTTCTCTTTCAAAGCTTCGACCAAGAGGTGCTTCAATAAAATCTACACATGGTATAGCTTGTGGACCTATTGAAGTGTTAAAAACTCTATCAAGAGTATCTTCTATGATAACTCAAGGTGGTAAAAGAGATGGGGCTAATATGGCAGTCATGTCTATCTATCACCCAGACATATTAGAATTTATTGACTGTAAAAAGGTTGAGGGTGAGATACACAACTTTAATATTTCTGTTGGTGTTGATTCTAACTTTATGAAAGCGGTGGAAAACAATATGGATTACAATCTAATAAACCCTAAAACCAATGAGGTTGTTGGGGAATTGAATGCTAGAGATGTTTTCAACAAAATAGTTGATGGTGCTTGGAATAACGGAGAGCCCGGAATGATATTCTTAGACCAAGTGAACAAAGATAATCACGTAAAAGAACAATATGGTAATATGATTGCAACAAACCCATGTGGTGAGCAGCCATTATTAGGGAATGAGTCTTGTAACCTAGGTTCTATAAACCTAGCTAAGTTTTACCAAAGTTCAAATGAACCTAAACAGGGGTGGGACGAGAAAATAAACTGGTCACGTTTAGAAGAAGTAACAAGAACATCGGTACATTTTTTAGATAATGTAATTGATGCAAACAAATATGCTACTCCAGAAATAGAGGAGATGACTAAGTCTACTAGAAAAATAGGGTTAGGCGTTATGGGTTTTGCAGACTTACTAATACAAATGCATATACCATATAATTCTAAATTAGCTAGAGAAGTAGGGGAAAAGGTCATGGCTAAAATTAGAGAATGGTCAGATGATGAGTCAATAGAACTAGCTAAGTTTAGAGGAACTTTCCCAGCATGGGATAATAGTAACTACGATAAGGATACAGAAGCTTATAGGAATCACTGTAGATTAACAGTTGCTCCTACAGGTACAATATCAATGATAGCTGACACATCTAGTGGTATAGAACCCACGTTTGCGTTAGCTTGGAAAAAACAAAATATACTAGAAGGCAAAACTCTGAATTACGTAAATAAATACTTCGAGGCAGATGCTAAAAAACACGGGTTTTATTCTGACGATTTGATGGATTATTTGGCTGAGGGGGGTTCACTAGAAACCGTTCCGGAAGTACCGGAGTGGACTAAGGCAGTTTATGCTACTGCCCCCACTATTTCGCCACAGGACCATGTTCTAATGCAATCTGCTTTTCAAGAAGCCGTAGATTCAGGTATATCTAAGACAATAAATTTCGCCAACAGTGCTACTAAAGAAGATGTTGAAAATGCATATATGTTAGCATGGAGAGAAGGATGTAAGGGAATCACTGTCTACAGGGCAGGTAGCCGAGAAAAAGAAGTGTTAGTAAAAGGAACTAAAAAAGAGTCTTCTCAATTACCATTAGATGGTTTTGATATAGAAGAACAAGCCATAGATAAGCGAGAGAACTACAGAGTTCCACAACATAACTGTTGTGATACTCCCAACGTAGTTTTTGAGTCTGGCTGCGAAACATGTAAGTCTTGTGGGTATAGTGTTTGTCTTATTGCATAAGGAGACATAATGGATAATAATCAACGTAAAGAATTTGACAATACCTTTTATAACCATCAAGAGGAGATGAAAGGTATCTCAAGTATTTTAGATAGTCAAGAAGAAGTGAAATCTAAGATACTTCTTCTAACTGAAAAAGTGGATAAGTTGACTCTGTTGTATACAGATTTACAAGAGAAGTATGTTCACGAGAACAATCAACTGCGTCAAGAACTATCAGGTAGAAGATAAATACAAAAAATATAGTATAATATAAAGATAGAGAAGTTTTAGGAGAAGTTTATGGTATTAGGTAATATGATGAGTGAAGGTGGTCAACAGTATGTGGCTATTAAAGATGACAAGCATACATGGAGAATTTTAGACACTTGGCATGCTGACCTAAAGATGCTAACAGCTGATGATGACATCCCTGATGATAGTCCAGCGGTAGTAGCATTATCAGAAGGTCAATTTATTGCTTTGATAAAAGAAGCCGGTAGTATGGGAGTACTTGAAAATGCTACTTTTGGTACTGGTGAGGCTGCACTTGAAGCCACTATATTAGATAGAGACCAAGAAATTCAAACCTTGAATGAGGAAATATTAAAGTTGAAAGAAGAAGCATCAGAACTAAATAGAGCAGTCGAAAGGTCAGAGGATTACGAAATAAAAGAAAAAGAGATAAGGTCTGCGTATGATTTGAAAGTTCTAGCTATGGACAAAATAGAAAGATTGGTGTCAATGCAAGACTTATCTAACCTAAGTAGGGAATAAATATGAAATTATCTGAATATCTACCACAAGTCCCCCAAATGCAACAGACAATGGCTGATTTGAATAAACAAATTAGTTTATTGGATGTTATGAAATCTCAGGGAGACACTGGGGCAGCTCCTACAGTTGGTCTTGACCACGTGGTGAATACATGGGTGCGTCATCAAATGGCGTACAGACAACAGTTAGTACAAGACCTTCAAACTATAACCTTATCGGTTGAAGAAATCAGGGGTCCTCTAACACATATTACAGGGGAAGTATTTAGAAGAGGTATAGAAATTATACCTAATAAAGAAAACCCCGACACTGACCAACGTAAGAGACTGACTAAATGGTTACGAGACTGTAATGTATTTGACCAGAGTATGGAAGAGGTGTTTAGACAATTCCATTTTGATGTGAACTCTCTAGACGATGCCTTTTTGTATTTAGCTAAAGAATATAAAGATGTGGGTGGTGGAGAGGTCAGAACTAAACTTCTAGAGATTAGAAGACTAAACCCAGCACTAGTTGAATTTGATTTAGACCAAGCGGGACTACCTAAAAATTCTCATTTCCTTTGCCCTATTCATAGGGAAGTAATTCAAGAAGCCGCAGGGACATGTGAGAAAGAAGATTGTGATGTAAAACTACAACCAGCAATGTATAAATATTACCATAGAAGTCATCACATGTACTTTACCGATTCCGAAATTATTCACTTATCTAAGTTTGCCCCATCAGAAACATATGGTTGGTCTCCAATACTAACTATTTTTGAGAAGGCTTTAACTTTAGTAGGTATGGATAAAAACCTTTACAGATATTTTTACGAAAGAAAAATGCCTGCAAGTATGTTAATGGTAACTACTGATGACCCTGAGAGTCTACGAAAAGAACGAGAACACATTGCGGCTCAAACAAGAATGGACCCTAACTATATACCTATGGTAGCAGTATCTGCTAGAAACCAAAGAGGTAGGGTAGACATGGTAAGACTATTCCACACTCTAAATGAAATGGATTACTTACCTGTTAGAGATGAAATCAGGGAACGTGTAGCAGCTATGTGGGGAGTTACTCCAGCATGGCAGGGAGCTCCTGAAGCTTTTGGTGGGATGTCTACTCAGACACAACAACTAGTAGTTATGAGTAGAGTAGTTGAAGGAGACCAAAGATTATTCCACGAGAAAATTTTCCCGCAACTATTAGAAGCTTTTGGGATAACTGACTATGACTTAAAATTACCCCAGCCTGAAGAGAAGGCTGAGAATACTAGGTTGAGTTTCGCACAACAAAAAATACAAATAGTAAATCAATTTGCTCAATTAGGGTTTGATATAAAACTAAAAGAACAGGATGTTGATTTATATGCGGCAGAGTTTGTTGTGAGTGGTGAGCCTGTTCAAACGGCTAAGATATCAGAAGAACAGCAGAAAATAGCTCTACAACAAACTAAAGACCAGCAAGATTTAGTAAAAAAACAAACAGAGCTTCAAGAAGACCAGTTAGACCAACAAGAACAGCAAATGGAGACTCAAGAGGTTGACCTAAATGCTGATGGAGAAGTGACTCCTGAAGAAGCTTTAGCTATCCAAGCGATGCAGAAATCTATTCCAACGTCACAAAGGAAGTTTAAAGGTCGGACTGGGGGAGTTACCCCAAACTGGGCAGATAAACATCCTGACGAAGAAAGAGATATTGATGAGTATGCTGAAGCTAGAGCTAATAAAAACGAATTAACCCTGTCAAAGACGTGGGTACAGTCGTTGAATGAAAAAGGTTTTGCCGCTCCGATAATAAAACAAGTATCTCCAGACTTGAGTCAGATGTGGTTTTCGGAAAATAACGTCGAGTATATAGCAAACCTTTCGGCTACAGGCGTAACAACTATTGAAAAAGCAACTTTCGGAGACCCGACAAGATTCAGTAGAAATAAACAGGAAGGACCAAAGGCAACAGAACCAACCAAATTTGATATAGAAGATGAATAAGTCTTGGATTACAAACCCCAGAGGGCAGAACGACTCATATAAAAAAGCCTCTAAAAAAGATTTGCAGAAGCAAAAATCTGATGAAATAAAACACGACTTATTGTTACCACGAGGTGAGACTAAGGTTTTGCGAGCCACCGATATGGAAGATGGTCCAAGTTATGACAGAGGTTTGTTTGTAAAATTATTAGATGATGGTGGGTACGAAGTCGCTTATTGGTATAACACATTAAATGAAATATATCCTATTGAAATATTAGTGGATGGTGAATCAGTGAAAAAAGATGCAAAAAAAGTAACATTTAAATTTCATCCTGAATTAGAAAAACTACTGAAGGAAAACGGTGGTGGTGGCGGAGCCGCTACTTCGGGGTCGTTTGGTGGTGGTGCAGGGACGGTATTTACGTCTCAAGACACAGGAGTGTTTACTCCTAGCTACGGTGGTAGGTCAGAACGTAAAAAAAGATGGGATAAAAATCGTAAAGGCAAAAAACGAAGTGGTGTTGAAAGACTTGGGCTGTTTATAACTGACCAGTCTCCAGAAAGAAAAATGCAGAAAGAACTTACTTCATCAACAGTTGACCTAATAAAGTGGGTTCAAGATGAACTTAAAAAAGATGATGTAAAGTTTCGACAGCAAACATCATCTACTTCTATGAATGACCAGACTAAACAAACTGATGGACTTAGGAATCCTGTGTTATATGATGCAGAGCCAGATAAAGAAGCAGATGTGGCTCAGAAAGATGTAGAAGATAGAATTAGAAGCTTAGATGATTCAGAAAACATAAAGAATAATAAGGCTGATGAAAAGGGGGATGCAGGGCAAGTAGCTCCTGCAGGGCTAAGTGTTCAATTATCATACGGTTCGGGGACAGAAACAGGACCAACAGTTGCGGGGGGTTATAGAGACCTAGACGCTGGTAAAATAGATGCTGAAGAAGAAGACGATAAAGATAGCCCCTTTGTTTAAATGAAATTATATGATAGAATGTGTACTAAGTGTCAAGGACATATGTACATAAACGAAGATAAAGATTTACAATGTCTTACTTGCGGTAAGATATTGGTAGTAAAGGTAAGGAGGAACTATGATTCCAGAACAGGCAAAATCAGAGATAATAAGAAGAAGGGCTCTAGGAGCTACGTGGACAGCGATAGTAAACTGGATGAACGAGGAGTACGGTACCGAAACCCATCGAACAACCATTCAACGTTGGCACGACAGCGAGATAGAGGGAGTTCAGGTAGAGCAGGTCTTACATCCGGAAGATAGTCTAGCCCAAAGGATAAAACTTGATAAAAAGGTTGCTACCCAAAAGAGTGAAGCATCTTTTTATAAAAAGCTTTATCAAGCGGCTTTAAAAGATGATACTAAACAAGACCTTATTATAGAGACTATACAACAACACACCAAAGCTTTCCCATCAGTACCCCTAAAATATATCGAAAAAACCGATAAGACCCCATTTGGACATCAAGCACAAGTTATGGTTACCCCTTTATCTGATACACATGTAGGTGAGCAGGTGTATAAAGACCAGATGAGAGGATTGAACGAATACAACTTGGAGGTCTTTAATAAACGGATGTATGGTTGGGCTAACCAAATACTAAAACACGCATCTTATAGAAGACAGATAGCCCCAGTAGATGAACTAATTATACCTATGTTAGGTGACATGATTAGTGGAGACATACACGAAGAGTTAGCTAGGTCTAATATGGCTAACTGTATGGACCAAATGATTAGAGGAGCTAGTATTATCGGACAAGCTTTGATGTACTTAGCCCCACATTTCACAAAAATCAAAGTCCCATGTGTAGTTGGTAATCATGGTAGGATGACTAGAAAGCCTCCTATGAAAGACAAATTCATGGATTGGGATTATATGTTATACCAATGGATTGCTTCTTTCTGTAAGAACCAAGAAAATATAGAGTTCCATATTCCTAAAAGCTTTATGACTACATTCAAAGTGCATGATAAGGTAGTTCTTATTACTCACGGAGATTGTATATCGGGGGCTGGAAGTAGTGGAGCAATACTAAATTCAATAACTAAACTACGAAGTGTATTCCAATTTAGGAAGAATCTACAGCGTGAGATAGAAGGTGCTCTTGATGAAGACTTAGAGCAAGAGTTTGATAGTGTAATGATTGGGCATTTTCACAGAATAGATGAATTAGATATAGGTACAGGAGAGCTACATATATGTGGAACCATGAAAGGTCCAGATGAGTTTGCTCTTCAACGATTACAAGCGGCTACTAAACCTAAACAAATAGTTACTTATTGGCACCCAAAGTATGGTTATGTGGGTAGAGATGTTATTTATTTGAA